TGTACATGGCCTTCTGTGCTTGACCAGCTCTAATCTGCATAAAGGCGGAAAAGCCCGCTGTTGCCATCTGTGTCATGTCAGTTTCCTACGCTCATTCTATATTCAATGCCCAGCACCGTCATCTTTAACGGTACGCTCTGTGTAATTGTGATCTGCCCGGTGTTGCTGAAGCCTAGCAGCCCGTGAACAGTCTTTGTGCCGGTAAACTCCTGGACCGGCTGCCCCAGGACGCCTGTGCCAAACTGACGAAACGGAACTAATTTACCGTTGATGCTCATGTTCTGTGTTTTATGTACAATAGCATCTACCTGGACAATCCGCTTGTTTATGCCTTGAACTGTGCCCTGCGGCAGCCTCGGCTCTGCCGGCATTGTTTTGATTGTGATATCGTAATTCAAGCCAACTTGATGGCTGCTTGAGGCCGCCGTTGCAAAGCTCACAGTATGGGGACTAGCAGGAACGGTCTGTTTGGCCTCTAGAACGCCATCTCTAATTATCTGGACCTCTTTCCCATTTAAGTGCGCCATCGTAACTGATGAGGCTCCTGCGCCCGTTTTTGCGCTGTCAACTGTCAAACTCTCATCAAATTGCTCTAAATAATACACTGTGCTGCTGTTTACAGTGCGCTTTACTATAACAAACGTCTCTGACAGCTCGTTTGCTACAGCAACAAACTGGCCGTCTGTTGTAAACTTGCTTGGCGCAATGACGTTCTGCGCTTGCAATATTGAATATACGGCCATGCTGCCATCCCCACTATTTACCAGAAACAACCTGTCTGTTTCATCTGTGGACGTTGCTCGGCGTATTGAAAGGTCTGTTGGATTGTTCAGCAGATGGCTGCTTAAAACTGATAGCGGCTGACTGCCGTAGCTGGCTGTAGAATCTGTAAACTGAAAACTAATCAGCGATTTTCCTTGTCGTTGCACGATTATCGTTGCGCCAGCCAAATCTTCTATAGGCACGCCTGGTTTACTGCCCAAACGGCTTTGCGGCTTAACTAAAAAATTTGATGGCGTAACTGGCTCATTCGCGCCTTGCGCCACGATGAACTCTCCACCTGTGCTAAATATTTGCAAATCTTGACCAGGGTTTAAGTTTACAATCACATTGAGTTGATTGGTGTTGATTGTTGCCTCTACGCCCTCGTCATCTAATCCAGTGCCTACGTCAAAGTTAAAGTAATCGATAACCTTGCTGCCCCAGATTGTATTGGGTCGAGACTTGCTGCCACCAAAGTACAGCCGACCTTCGTGGAACGCGGCTGATCTTGGCCAGCCTCTGGTGTTGCTCCAAACGTCCTCATAGCCTCTTTCTATCTCAAAATCTGCTTTTGCGATATCACTGTTATCAAACAAAGGAACTTCAGCAAAACATTCAAGCTTACTTGTGCTAACCTTTCTAATTATTCGTAATCTGCCGAAAGGTGTAATATTTAAATATTGATTTTCATAATAACTGTCTGATTGATCAAAAGCAGCGGAGGATGTTCCACCACTCTTTTCTGCTGAAACCGTTATGTTTCCAGTATTGCCGCTTACGGCTAAGTTATTAAAACTGTCTGTTGTAATGCTGCTTCCAGCAACTGTACTAATTGTAAAAGCGTAATAAGGAACGTGCGTAAGTGCCAACGCTCCAACGGTCCAGCTGGTGTCAGTATTTCTGAGTAATCGTTGAGGCTCTAAATCTTCGTGAAGTAAAATCAGTGTGTCCACAGCTTGTGTAAAATTAAGCTCATCTATCATAGCAGATGTGATAGCCGCGACAGCTATAAAATCATTTCCAGAAGAATTAATGTTTGTTTGCAAAGTGCCGTTTTTAAAAACATATATCCGACCAGTAACAACTACTAAAAGATAGCTGTCATCAACACTGAACTCAAACGGAATCATTTTAAATGATGTGAACGAACTTCCAAAGTCGTGAATAAATTTTAAACCAGCTCTACGACTAGCACCGCCCTGCGGCTGAATGGTTACGTTCTCTGCAGTTTCAAGAGCGTTCTGGTATTGCTGCAAATCTGTGCGGGCACGCAGTAACGGGTCCAGCTCACCAACGCTAAAATTTGTTTGAAACTGGACAATACGAGCCATTATCTCACCGCAATCAGTGCATAATCTTCTATAATCTGTGGGAGCCTTCCCCGGCTATCAATGTTGACTGCCTCTCTAAACAATCCGCCGCGCCCGTTTTCGCTGGGAGTACCATAAGCCAACCCGCGAAAATAATCTGCCTTTGTTGCCTGGTCAGTAATTGTGATAGCTATTTCTGCTGCAAAACCAGTACGCAAAAGTTGCACAAAATAATTTGGCATTTTGCTTTCATCTATTGTCGTTTGGTAATCGATGTAGACAGTATCAAGGTCAGTGAAAAGTTGCTCTCCATAGATTTCCCACCCATCATTCAATGGAGATTGATTAGTTGCTGTTGTTTCAAACACGGCCTGGACACCAGACAGCATATCACCAGGCAGCTGATAAGCGTGTTCAAATTCATTCAGAGGCGCTGTGCCTAACTGAGCAAGTTGTATTTTTTTATAAGTCCAGCTCCAGGGATACCTTGAAAGCAAACTATCTCGAAAGTCTGGGTAAAGACGGTCACAAGTCTGCGCAGCATCTGTGCCTTCAGTAAAAGATGAGAGCGGAGCGGCTCCTAACAATATCAAAGCATCTGAACAAATAGATAAATCGGTATCGCCGGCAGCCATTCCGCCCTCCTGTAGTTTGGTGGGGGCCGGTTGGATCGGCCCCCGTCAGGGAGATGTCTAGTCAGAGTCTGTGGCTGTAATGGTCAAACCATCTGTCACGTCAACGACAGAAGATGCGTTTGATGCCACATACACCAAAGACAAAGCCTGAGTGCCACCAGTTGATGAACGAACCAGGATTACGTCACCGACTTCCAGAGTGTCTGAAAGAGCGTTGAAATAACCTGATGTGTTCACATCGCCAATCGCGTCAGTCGTGCTATAAGCGTAAAGCGATACAGCATTGCCTGACTTAGATGCGCCGATAGTAGCAAAACCAGTTGATGAATAAGCCATATTTAATTCTCCTTATTCAGTACAGCTAATTTTAACTATCCCGTCATCATCGATCGCAACGGCGCCAGCCGAAAACATTGATGACACCAGGAAGCTAGTTTTTTCCGGGATATAGTTAACCTCACTTTTTTGAGCCATTGACTCAGCATAGCCCATTGAATCCTGATGCCAGGCAAAGCAAGTACGAGTTGACGGCTTTGGCACACCGCCTTCATCTCGGTCGCCCATAGTGATGAAGGTGAATCCCAAAAAGGTATTTACCTCACCCTGGACCAAACTTTTCACAGCCGCAAAATCGCTCGATGTGACTTCTGTTTCGCTCAACAGACTATCAAGCTGAGAGGCGTGCATGAGAATATATCTGTTCTCTGAGGGCACATTCTTTTCATTCAATGCCTTTGCTGCAGCTCTCAATTTGGCAACATTCATGTTTGTGCCAGAACCACCAACAGTTGTCGCAACAGTAGATGGAGAAGATGCTGCATCGAGTGCATCGATACAAATTTGATCCATCCGTCTAGCGATAGCTTTTGAAACTACCTCTACCAACTCACGTCTCTCATCAAAGTTGATGTGAGTTTGGTGGAAGATATCACTATACTCTGCAGCGATAAAATCAGACATCTGTGCCTGAACGGTGCTGTAGGTGACATTTAGAGGGGTTACATCAGTCTGATTAATACGAGCTGTTGCTACACCTTTTCCGATTTTAGGAAACTTTACTGTGTTTCCCTGGACGCCTGTACGGGTACGCATTGTTCCGCGCAGCAGGGCTTCTGATTGATACGCTTGCTTAACCTCACTTTCAAATAAGGTAACAAACGCTGTGGTTACGTTCTGCGCCATAGCAGGAACCTCCTAAACAAAGTTACTGATATCTCGCAAACTGTTATCCTTACGGGCAGTCGCTTGCATGAAAGTGGTCATGCCGGCCAGAGATTTCATCTCATAGAAGGGCCGGAGCGGTTAGCCTTCAATACCACATTTACACTGTTTTTGATAGTTTGGCAACTATATCTAGGAATTTGCTTCCATCCACTGCTTTTCAATCTTCTGACGCCATGCTGGCTCAGTCTTCCAACGTGGGTCTGCAATGGCAACTTCTAAGTCTTCCCTAGTCATCGCCGGAGCCGTTGGGGCTGCCTGTATCGGTATGCCCTCATTGGTCAGGGATTGGTGATATTTAAGAAAAGCATTGATGCCGTCAGCGCTATCTAGGCTGTATGCCAGGGCGTTCCGCTCATCATTTGTCAGTGGGGCTTTCATCAGCAAACGCTCAGTCATCTGTATTTTTTCTTGGGCACGTTCACCCAGCTTATTCATTTCTTCCTGGCGGTCTGCTTCGAACGCTTCGCCTTCGGCGTTGCTGACTTGGAGGACTTTTTCTGCAAGCTCTTCGAACGCCGCTTGGCTGACGCCGTTTTCTTTGGCCCACTCTGAGAAGATGCCGACTGTTTCATCTTCTGGGTCGAGTCCTTTATCGACCAGGGAATCAAGTTCATAATCACCTTCTGGAGCTTTGTGCTTGCCAGATTTAAATTGCTTTTCAAGCTCTGCATAACTTTTTGCAAGTTTCTCAACATCGGGTCCATCCTCATCCCAAAACTTAGCTGGATAATAATCCGGCTTTTCTATCGGCTCGTCATCGTCATCAATATCTGTTTCTGCTTGCTGTTCCTCAAACAGCGGCATAGGCTGTTCAGCCTGTGTCTCCTGTGCTTCTGTCTGTTGCGGATTGATAAGCGGGGCTTCCGCCTGTTGTTCTGTTGCCTGTACGGCTTCCTGGTTATCCATTCTCGCTCCTCCTAATGCGCTTCTCGATATACCTTACAAGGTTGCACATACCCTCGCGGGCGTGCCCAAAACTTGCATCTTCACCTGGCTGCCAGCTCGGCTGTTCAATAGTTACTTCTCGTAGATGCTCAAGAACTTTTTGTCCTTCCGGGCTGCTAAATGTTTTTGCATAAAGAATATCTAGCTTAGTAGCTTGTGGTTGTTCATTTTCTGCCGGTGATAAACTATCCCATCCCTCGGTCATGTCATTTGCTCCTCAACGCCTGGCGCTTCTTGCGCTTCTGGTGGCGCTTGTTGTGCCATCATCATCTGCTGCATTTGCTGCATCATCATTTGTTGCTCTTCTGGATTGTTGAGCAATGTTTGCTCGATGCCCAGGCGTTCAGCGATAAACTCCAGGACTCGCGGCACAGACACTGTTGCCTGGCCCTGCGGCCCCATCTGATTAGCAATCTGCATATACTGCACGACATCGTTTATCTCTTGCAGCTTCTGTGCCTGGGCCAGTGGAGATACCGGCGTGACCTTTACCTCTACACCGTTTACCTTCAGCGGCATATCTATCAAGCCTTGTTGATCCATGACAAACAGCGTGCGGCTGACAATGGGAACCAGTGTTTCTTGTATCATCCTTCCGAAAGCACTTCCCAGGTTAGTCGCCAGCTCACGGGTGCGTTCCGCGATTTCCGTAGCAGACCGGGCTGACATATTGTCCGGCGGCAGTGTATCATCCATCAATATCTTCTTAATATTCATCCGCAAATCATTGATGATAATCTGGCTAGTATTGAAGTCTCCAGCCTTTGGCAACGGGGTCAGCGATGCTCCCTGCGGGCCGCCGTTCCTGGCAACAGAGATAACCGCACCAGGCTGAATTTTAATGTTCTGTGGATTTAGTACGCCATCGTCTGCAGCTGTGTACACGCCAGCAATCGCCAAGCTGGCGTTTTTTAATACCAGCTCCAGGGTCTTGTTCAATGTTTTCACATCTGAAATCGCTGTGACAAGAGGCCCGCGTCCGTATATTTCGCCAGCTACTTTGCTGTACCTAGCAACAATAAACGGGCTGCTGCGCATCTCACGATACACTAGCTCCTGCTTTTTAGCGGGCCAGATCACATGATAGTTATATCGGCCGGACTCCAGGTCCAACAGCACGCAATCAAATAAATCCAGCTCTTTGTCTGGCGCCCGGTCAATCGCATCTTGCAACTCAGCAGATATTTTTACATCGTTAAATTCACGCGGAATAGCCTCTGCTTTTATACGTTGCTTGCGATATACGTTATCTACTGTGCCATACGGCCCTTCTTCAAGAGCGACCAAATATTGCGGGATAGGTGTAAAACGGATGGGTGTAGCCTCATCGCCCGGCGTAATCATCATTACAGCTGTGCCTACAGAAAGCTCTAAGAGAAACTCGCCCATAGCCAGGTCAAAATTGGTCTGACGCAACGTGTCAAACATACGGCGATTATATTCATCAAACAACTCTTGCGCAGCTGTCTTTTGCTCCTCTGGGACAGCTGAACCAGGTTCCAGGCGACACCATTGTTTGTATGGAGGAAACAGTCCCGCCTGGAGCCGATTAGCAAACCGCTGCGTAGCATGGATAGCTGTACTGTCAAACACGCGGGCCATTTTGCCTTTGCCGGCTACTTTGCCCTCGTAATATCCGCTGTACAGATTGCGCTGCGGCAGTGCAAACTCATAACAATCTTCATAGATTGTGCGCCATTCATCTTTGCGGGCCTGTGCTTTAGCCTCGCGTTCCATAATCATTGGTACATTTAATTTAGGCATTTTGTTTTTTCGCCTTATTCCGCTTGCTTATTGCTGCAGCTTTTGCTTTTGCATCAGCTTTTGAAGAAGCCCCCCAGGCCCGGAGAGATAATAACAGCCTGGTGGGACGACCTTTGCTGTCACGCTCCGGGCCTGAGACGCCGGCCATGCGTGCGAGAAAGGATGCACGCCTTGGATTGTCTCCGCTGCGCACCGGAGCCTTAACGCCAAAATGTTTTCGGCCAGCTGCGTTAAGCCCGCCTTTTGGATTTTGGTGTTTTTTTAGCGTCACTAGGCTTGCTCCGTGGTGCTTTGGGTTTTTCCTCAACAGTTTTTTCAGTTACAGTCCGATGAAAAACACGAGGGTCTTCTTTAATTTTGGTCATGATCCTCCGCCTAACTTTGTTGAACTACCGCCTGTTTGCTGCTGATTCATACGTTCTGGCGACATAAGAAGACGCAAACCACCTGTACGGCGTGCCCTTGAACGTGATGCTATTTGTTGTTTCTGTTGTGTTTCTTGCTGCGCAAGACGCTCTTCTTGCTTTTTTTGAGCCGCCGCAATAGACGGGTCTGGCCTCGGAGCCTTCGGCTTGCTGAATATGCCACCCATTATGATAACCTCACCATCAGTTTATAATCCGCACCTTCTGGGCCATAGTTGCTCATTAC